ACAATGCAAAATGAAGAACTAATACTTGAAGAACAACCAGTAAAATATTTAGATTGGAACTATCCATATTTTACAGTCAATGAAATGGTATGTCAGCACACTGGCTATCTTGGGTTTAATGAACGATTTATGGATAGTCTTGTCACATTAAGAGAGAAGTGTGGTTTTGGTTTTCCAGTGACCAGTTATTATCGCCATGCCGATTATATTAACATTGGAAACTCACACCCCATAGAACGAAAAAAATTAGAGGCTACTGGGAAAGCAGGTAGTCATGCCAGTGGCAAAGCTATTGACATAGGTGTTGATAGAGAAAGAGCCTTTATATTATTACGCACTGCTATGGATATGGGCATATTTACTGGCATAGGTGTCAACCAGAAAGGCAATAGTAGATTTATACATCTTGACACTTGTAATGCGTCAGATGGATTTACTAGACCAACGATATGGAGTTATTAAACATTTGGGTAGTAACAGTGGTGTTAAGTTTTTTAAATGCACCAGATTACAAGTCTACTTATCAAAAAGTAAAATTTAATAGTGAAAATTTATGCCAAGAATTTTTGCATGATAACCTCATTATTTTAGAACATGATTTGATTCATGTTTTTGAAACCCAAAAAGAAGAATTAATTAAAATAAATTTTGATTGTGAAATCATTAAAGGCGAGGAAGTATGAACCCATTATTATTTATTAAACCATTATTAGGTGTTGCAAAACCACTATTAGGTTTAGGTGGTGGCCTATTAAAAAATCCAGTTGTGGATTTGGTGGTTAGTAAGACCACTGGTGCTATTGAACACAAAATGCAAAAAGATAAAATTATTAGAGCCAAAGAAATTGAGGGTGCAACTAAAATAGACATTGCTCATATCAATGCACAAAAAGACTCAATAAAAGACGAGGTAGTTGTTTGTGTGTTTCTGGGATTGTTAATCTGTCACTTTGTTCCATTTATGCAACCACACATGGAAAAAGGTTGGGCAATTTTACAATCTGCTGACCCTATGTTTTGGATTATGATTTCAATAGTTGTTTCAGCAAGTATGGGAGTCACTGGTCTAAACAAAATTATTTCAAAGAAGAAGTAATTGAGTCCAAGAAGAACTAAGTACCACCCATATAGCAAAAAGTTTCCTGCAACAGATGTCATGGGCACTTGCCCAATTTGTAAGAAAGATGTGTTAAGAGGTGATGGTTTTGTAGTAGAGGAAAAAATGAAACCTACTATGCACAAAATTTATATCCATCACTCTAAATATGATGATTGTTTACAAATTCATTTTGAAAATCAAAAACAAGAAGAAGAAAAAAAACGTAAGGAAAAATTTAATTTCCCAGAAAACCCATTAGATAATTTTATAAAAAAATATAAAAATTAAAATAATAGGTTTTCTTTGAAATCACTTACATTGATGTTTTCAATAGTACCATCATTAACATGAATATAACTATCTTTAGTAGTATTCATATCTGTATGACCTAAATAACGAGAAATCATAAACTCATTATATATTTCATATTTAGCCCATTGGGTTGCAATCCAAGACCTAAAGAAATGAAATGCTAATCCTTTAGGCATTTCATAATCCCCAGTCATCATTAAAGCTAATCTACTTCTACCAGTTGGTGCCTTATAGTAAGAGGCATTGCCCACTTTAGTTTTAGAACCAATCTTAAATCCATTAAGCATAGGAAACAAAATACCCTCTGGGTTATTTATCATAGGGTTTGCTTTCATAGTATCTATGTATTCTTTTAACTTCTTTGCCAAACCCATACCAATAGGTATTTGCCTATAATCACTTGATTCAGTCTTAGTAAATTCTAGTCTGTTTCCATCTCTATCAATCTGACCACATACAGTTAAATAACTTTGGTCATTAGAACTGTAAGTAAAATCATTATATCTAAAACCAAACAGTTCAGAACGTCTTACCCCAGTGTTAGCCAACACATAAATCAGCATATACCATATATAATCTTTATCTTTAATGCTTTGAAAGTAAGAACGCATTTTAGCAATAGACCATTCACTCATTAATGTTTTAAGAATTAGTTTACGTTCACGTCTGCTAACTTTGAAATAACCATTGCTAATAACACTTTTGTTATGCCTATAATCAGTCACAACATTGTTTTCAAGGTTGTAGTGAATTTGTGCAAACGATAATAAGTTTTCTAATTTATTAAAGTATTTTATATTCACACTTGGAGTTGATTTTTTTGAAACAGTTGCAATTTGTTTTCTAAATAAATCACAATGCCTCATAGTCCACATATTAATAGGTGTGGCAGACAACTCATTATGTGAGTAAACTATTTCTAAAATCTTTTCAAAGATATTTATTTTTTCAATAGCCTTACTTTTTTTCACATATTTATTAGTTCTTAAATCGTCATGGAGTTCTTGCAACATTCTATTTATCAATGCAGGACAGTTAATTGATTTTTTTTCTACATCTTGTTTGAGAATGATTTTACCACTTTGGACATCTTTAATAACATTTTTAATTTTCTTTATTAATGCGTCTTGCGTATTAGTAGTAAATCGAACTTTACCATTGTCAGTTTCTTTGCCATCTATTTGTATGTACGTTTGCACCTTACCATTTTTTAATTGGTAAATGGGTGAACCATGCAACTTGTCATACCAAGTGTTTAATACTTCTAAATTATCCACCATTTTGATTCCTTTTTGCTTGTATGTTTGCTTGTTCAGTTAATTTATATAAAACCTCATCTTGCTCTTTTAGATTTAGTTTTAACATTCTTCTATATTGTTGTACTTGCACGTCAGAAACATAGGGGTCGTTACTTATATGCTCTTTCATGCAATTCATTAATTTGATAAATTGTAGTCTCATAGTAACACCTATATACTTTCTGTTATGTGCTGATACTTAATTGTATCTCTCACCCCACCATTTAGTATGGGGTGCAAGATAAAATTAATATTAAGTTGAATAATAAGTTTCACTACTTGGACTTAAATAATAAGGTGTATTTAGTCTTTCAGTAAAAGTCTCGCCAGTTCTTGCGTCTTTTCTTATAACCATTGGCTCATTGTCGTAAAAATAATTATAACCAACAACCTCAAGAACTTTTATACTTTCAATGTCTCTTTTAATTTGGTCAATTCTGAAAGTGTTTGATTCAGTTTCAGCTTTTACTAATCGTTTATTCAATCTTTTTAACATTGTATTGATTGCAGTTTGACCTGCTTGTTTACTAGAAAAAACACTCTTAGTACCAGTGCCAAATTCTCTTGGTCTATAACTTTGGTATTGGTGCCAATTAGATGTATTTAATAAAACAAAAGCTGTTTCTGTTTCTTTAGTATCATTCATTTTAGACTCCTTTGTCTATATTGTTATTAACTGGCTACTAACTTACCATTCGTAGCCATATTGTCAATAGTGGCAAATTGTTTAATGATTACTATTTACCCAGTAATTGACAAAGCCTTTAGACAATGGCTAAAATCGTAGGTTTATCCAACTTTTGTGTGTGATTCTTTTTGCAAGAAACTCAAAAAAACTAAGGTTTTTGAGGCGAAATACATTGACGTGAATAAGCCAGTTAGATTGTTATTGCCTAAAAACCTCGAGAAAACTGAGTAAAAAACAAAAAGTTTACCTAGAGTTCACCAAGTCTGGCTACAATATTTACTTAAAGTGAATTTTTAATCAAGTATTATTTTCTATGGGTGTAGCCACCCATATTCGTCATCTGGGTTCATGATTCGCCACTAAATGTTTCAGTGTCATCATCTAATACATCTCTCTTAACTTTTTGTGTCCAAGACTTGCTACATCTATCACCACAATACTTTTTACGTTTTTGGGCAGGGTGGTGTATCATAAATTTAGTGCCACACGTTATGCAGGTCTTTTCCTCACTCAACATGGTCTAAATAGTAGTTTACAACAGTCTCTAATACATCACCTCTGGTCGCAGTATTTTTGGGCACATACCAGTTTTTTTCACCATTTAGTATTTTTTGAGTTACTTTATCAGAATATATTTTGCGTCTATCTATCTCTAACTTTGCTCTGATTTTGTCTATTTTTTTATCTATATCTATTGCTCTAGGTCTTTTAAGGTTAAAAGAAATATTGTGGTGACTTACACTTTGATTTGTATATTTAGGCACATTCTGTTTTGGCATTAATAAATATCCTTTTCTTTATAGTTAGTAGATAACCGATTTTGTGGGTCTAACATTAAAGTTTTAGATATTACAAAGTCCTCTCTAAAATTAGAGATTGCGTCTATGTTGTTTAAAAAATAATTACATATTACACCAACAAAGCCAGACTTAGATATGTTCTGGCATTGTGTTTCAAATCCAACACCCTCTACTGCTTTATTAAAACTAATTATGCTTTCTTTTACCATTGAGGAAATTAAACTATCCTCTGGCCTTACTTTAATCATTATCTCAGTTATTATCGGATTGCCCTTTTTATCAAACTCTGAAAACCCAAAAATTGCATGAACTTTATATTGACCACCACCCTCTGCGCCCACATAAGTTTTAATTAAAATTGATTGCAGTCTATTATTCTCAGTCATGCACGTTATCTTTCTTTTCTTCATCTAATTTACTTGCTAATTGTCCTGCTAATGCTGAGTACCCAATCAAATCTATGTAATTGTCTGGGTCGTAATCACCTGCTTTAGTTCGAGCAACTTTAAGTAAAGACATCATGGTAAGGACATCTAGGGCAGATAAATCTACACCCAGATACCCAGACCATAATTTTGCAATGTTCTCATGGTTCTCAATAAAATCGCCATGAGTACGTTTTCTATCGCCAGATATTAAGTTTCCTGCTTTATGAAGTATGTCTAGTGCGTACTGCATTAAAAAGGAATCTCATCATCTATATCACCATCAGATATTGCAGGTGCGTCTGGTGTTGGTGTTTGACCACCTGCATTATGCTTTGGGTTTGGATTTACCCATTTAGGTTTAAAGATAACTTTAAGACCATCATCTTGAACATAGATAGCAACTTGAACAATGCCTTTGTCAGCATTAATCTTTTCTAATAGTGCACTATCAAACTTGATTGTGTCCCAAATTTCACCATCATAGCCTACTGGCTTGAGGTCTGGGTGATTGTCTTGAGTTTTTTTAGGGTTCTTTTTAAAGAGTTTTACATCACCCTTTTCAAGAACATTATATGGTTCTGCCATTTAACTTTCCTCTATTTTAGTTTGTTTAAATCAAACCCATCTGTTGATGAACTTGAACTTTGCTCAAAATCTAAGTCTTGAGATTCTTCTATGTTTAATAGAAAGAATTTTTGTAGCAGGTACTTATACCCATAACTCATTAGTGAACCACTAACCTTTGGGTCGTTCTGATTACCTTTTAATACTTGTGGTACTTTTATGTCGCCACACCTATGTGTATGGTGCATATTTCTACCATTATCGTCTTTATAGCAATTATCCATATCAGTTATATTTAATACAACTGTTGCTATCATCATCTTGTCATCAGTTATCTCAAAGAAACAAGTTGGGGTTAAAACTAACCTTGCAAATTGACAAGCCTCTTTAACAACTTGCTGAACATCATTGTATGAACCTGCTGAATAACCCATACCAGTCTGTTTCTTTTTCACATCAGCACATTTCTCAATGGCTAAATGAATTTTCTGATACATATTGAGGTCTTTAATTAAAACAGTTTCCTCTTTAGGTTTTGTTTGTTTTTTTTCAGTCATTAACTTGCCTTTTTGTTATTGTTGTAAATATCGTAAATCATTTGCTTGTACTCTGGCTCAATGTTCTTAAAGAACAAATGGTCATATTCTGGTGGTACAAGTTTAATAATTTTAAGGGGGTCATCAGACATCTGTAATAGTGTTTGCCTTACCATTGCCTTGTCTTTAATGCTTTCCATTTCAAATTTTAATCTATCCCACTGCAATTCTTCATAATCATCATGTCTAAAAAATCTTGAATCTTTTGGAGTTACATAAAGCATATCACCTAAGACATTTTCAGCATGACCATAGATACTCATTTGATTTAAATGAAAACTTTTAGGTTCATTTGGGGTACTAGGAAATTTCCATATTCGTTCACCCTTTTTACCTTTAAGAACTTTTTTAACTACATAATCTTTTTTGTAAAAACCACCTACTTTTGGATATTGTGTTTTTAATTCAGTCCAATGTTGCAGGATTCCACTGCTATCTACATAAGCAATATCAATAAAACCAGTCCACATGATATTAATGCCATCAATCACATAATAAATTGGTCTTTCTAATTGTATTGTTTCACCATCTCTTTTTTCATATCTAATTTGATATACAATTTCAGTTAGCATTTGTTTACCAAACGTCATGTAATATTCATTCATCTCACCATCATGTTCATTTACTGTACTTGGAATATATCTTTTTGAACTATCAACTATAAATGCCCATGCTTGGTCAATGTTGCAATAATCAGTTGCTACTAATCCTGCCCACTCACCTAACCACTTTCCCCATTCCATTCTGGCACTTCTTTCCATCTTTCTTTTATGCTCTCTTAATATGATGTACTTCATAAACCATAAAAAGTTTGGCATATTAATTGATGAGTTACTTAGCCATTCAATATCTTGCCTTGCCCATTCCTCACCAGTTACAAAATTTCTTTTTAACTTTTCTTGTTCTATTAATGATAGCTGAGTTATATCTCTGTTAGGTTCAGATAAGACCACTGATTGTTTTATTTTAAAAGGAGTCTCAGTAGTCTTATCCTTTTCCTCGTTTGGGGGGGAAACTTTTTTTTTCTTAGACAATCGCACCTACCATTGAGTTTTGTAGTTCAATGCAAACTAATAAAATAAAATAACAAGCAGGTACAAAAGCAATGCAACAAAACATTTTTAAAGTCACTTCTATAATTTCTAACCAAGTAAATTTATTCATAATTTTTTTTATCCTTTGTTTAGTAAGACGAACCATTAAAGGAATATTTATAAAAAAAAAATGATTCGTCTTATGTCTACAAGTTAGTCAGATAAGTACACATTTTCAATTAAATATTTACAATTTTAATTTTTAGGTAAATTTTCGTGCAATTTTTGAGGCTATATATAGCTTAAAAATAATTAAACAATAACTTGTACAATGTAGCCAATATAGTATAATATGTACATATAAAAAAAAAGGTAAATACACAATGATTACATATAACCCTAAAGAAAAATATTTTAGACCCACAATGGAGCAGGTTAAAAGTTTATTAAAAAAAGTTCCAAACGTAAGTTGCAATGATGTGTCTTGTCATAATGATACATTACATTTTTGGATAGCAAATTTAGACCATGCAACTATTTGTTCTAGGTTCAATGTAGATATTTTTAATAAACTGTTACAAAAATACAAGTTAGATTTAACACCATTTGTAAAATTATCTGATGAGCAAAGAGGACTCAATAGAGAGCAAACAAAAGAAAAAGTTTATGAGATGTTATCTGAGGTCATTACTGCTGATAGTAAAATGACAAAAGGTGCATTGATTAAATATGTCAGAGATAACTGGACTGAAAAAACAATTATGTCTGATGTAGGTAGAGTGGCCAGTAAAGTAATTAAAGAAAAGACTGGCAACTCATTTAGCAAATGGCAAGTCTGCACAACTCAAAGACATATCAGAAAGGTAAAATAGATATGACAAAAGCACAAACTATAGCCAAACTGCAAAAAGTAATAGATAAAAACAGTAAATATTTAGATAGCTTTATTTATGTAGATTTTTACAACATGAATGATGATTCTTTATATGCTTTAGCAGAAAATGATTGCAAACAATTAAAACAAATGATGTTAAAAATTACATCTGTACTTAAAGACTAAAAAAAGGTGTGGCTTAGTCCACACCTTTAACAAAATCATAATCAACTCTAGATACTGGAATACTATATTGTATCTTTGGTTTTTGCCTTAATGCTTTATTTTCTAATGATGTATGAGGGCACCATCTTCTTATAACACCATTGTGCATTACAAATAATTTAAGTGAGCCATCTTTTAGTTTTGCATAGTGTAAACCATCAACACTTGGGTAACTTTCTTTTTTGTTTTTTCTCATTAAGAAAACTGCATTAGTATTACAATAATGTATGCAGATAATATTATCTGGGTCATCAAGATAATTATGCAATATAATTTGTTCTCGTTTGTCCTCAATGGGGTCAATTAATCTAATATGTGGATTTTCTAAATCACTGAAATCAATATGACCATGAATGGTTAAAGTTGAGTTCATTGGTTCATACACTTGAAACCACTGCACACCCAATACCTCTGCAACCTTATGTGCCATGTGATGGTCTAATCCACGTTTATTATTTATAATTTTATTAAAATTTATATGGTCTTGTCCAATAGCCTCACACAATTCTTTTTGTGTCATGCCTTTTTCTCTTAGTATATTTTTTATACTATTTTGTCTAATCATTAGTTTTACCTCATATTTTGTTGAAATTTATCTTAAAAAAATATTGAGATAATATTCAACCACTTCGAGGTGGATTGCAAAAGCCATATTGCATTAATATGTGCATTTTCAACTTAAACATTGTCAATTAATCCTAAATAGTTCATGTAGCCAATTATAAACAAATATTGTTAGTTTTGTCCAGTCAAAATTTACCACTAATTTTTATCAGTATAAATATGTCTAAATTGTGTTGTAATTTGGCTCGAATCACTAATTAGTACATATAGCCAAATTGGATATTGACTTTTTGGCCTAAATAAAGGTACTAAATTATATGTTACTAAAAGAATACAAAGAAACCAATAATCTTACATTACAAGAACTTGCAACCCAATTTGGAGTAACTGGGCAGAATCCTAGACAAACCATACGCAGATGGGTTGAGGGTCTAAGAATACCAAGACTGCATTTCATGGAAACTATTGAAAAAGCAACTAATGGCGAAGTTAAATTTGAGGACTTAGTTAATGGATATAAGAAAAGACAGAACAGTTAAGTTAGGTTCAGTTAGTAAATTATTTATTAAGTATGTATTGCCAGAGTTTGTTAGCAATAGGTTGTTAGATAGTTTTGGTGAATATGACTTTAAAACACAAACTATATTAATTCAGAACGCATTGACTGATGAGGATAGTTGTAAAACTAACCTGCATGAAATTTTACATGGTTGTGTAAGAGAGGCGCACCTAAATCAAGAGGGCAATCCACTTGCTAACGATACTGATGAGGAACGAGTAGTGGCTCAATTTGAAACACAAATTTATCAATTCTTTTTAGATAACCCAGATGAAATTGCATACATATTTTACGACATTTTAAAAAACAACCCTACAACTAGAAAGTTAATAAACACAATTAGATGAGTTCATTTCATAAAGATTTAGAAACTGGCAACGAATTTGAAAGCAGGTTGTGTCTAATGATACAAAAAAGATACCCAACAGCTACTAGAATACCATCAGAGTTTTCTGACTATGATATTTATATTGCTGAAACTAATAAAAAGATTGAGTGCAAGTACGATAAGAAAGCAAAAGAGACTGGCAATATATTTATAGAATTAAAATCTAATGACAATCAGAGTGGTATTTTAAAGAGTAAAGCAGATTATTATTACATAGATACTGGTCTCAAACTTTATTGCATACCATTAATTAAACTATTTGAATGTGTAATTTTTGAAAACATAAGGCCTACTAAACATCTAGTTAATCAAGGTGAATATGAAATGGAAATGACTGGGTGCATTATACCAGTAGATATATTCCAAAAGTATTGCATACAAATACAACCAACATTGATGAAGTTAAACTGATGGGTAAGGTTGTTGACATATTGAGTGGTAAAGAGACATTTGATTATCACCCATTGCCAAACAAAAAATATAAAGTGATATTGGCAGACCCTAACTGGCAATTTTCTACATGGTCATCTAAAGGCAAGGGCAGGTCTGCTGAGAAACATTATGAAACCAATACAGTTGATGAGATAGGTCATTTACAAATAGAACATCTTGCAGATAAAGATTGTGCATTGTTCATGTGGGTCACTGACCCAATACTACCAATGGCAATTAACTTAGCAGGTTGGTGGGGTTTCACTTACAAGACAGTTGCCTTTACATGGTGCAAGGTCAACAAGATTAAAGATACTTATTTTAAAGGCATGGGTTATTACACACGTTCTAACCCAGAAATGTGTTTGTTGTTTACTAAAGGTAAACCATTGGAGCGCATGGACAAGAACGTAGACCAATTAGTTGTCTCAAGAATAAGAGAACATAGTCGTAAGCCAGATGAGGTAAAAGACAGAATTCATAGACTGTTTGGTGATGTGCCTAAGATAGAGTTGTTTGCTAGAGAACAATATGACCCAAAGAACTGGGATTATTGGGGTAACGAGATTAATAAATTTGATGATGAAGAAATGGAAGTCGAGGTTGAACTTGAGTAACGCACTAAAAGTTATCATCATTGGTTTGTTGCTATGGCTATGCCTCGAGTACAGAAAGACAGAGCATAATGATTGGTGCAGTAGTGAAATCTCTATTCTGAAAGAACAAATTAGTTCGATTTATTACTTTCATGGACTGAATGATGAGTGATTTAGAGGACAAGTGGCTCAAGCCAGATAAACGATTTACGAGGGTCAGTCATAGTTACCTTAAACTGCCTATGTCTTGCCAAGCCAAAGTCTTATTCTTGTTATTACTGCAATTCTATCAATTTAATAGAGATGGAGTTCACCCAAGCCAGTCTTATCTTGCAAAGAATATGGGTCTTAAAACGAGAAAGTCAGTCAACAAGTATGCCAAAGAGTTGCAGGACTTAGGATTATTGGAGTGGGAGCAAACAAAGAAACAATCTGGCACTGCAAACCATTACTACCTCGATACTCATAATAAGGTGAGATTAAGAAACATGAGAAAGAGTGTAGCCAGTAAGCAGAGGAATAAAGCAGTGGTACTATCACTAGCTGAGATTAAGAAAGAGATGGCATAGGGCATGGGTACTACAGTACACATGGGTGGTATACCACAGTACCCACTAATAATACTTATTAATAATACTAAAAGAGAGAATATAAATATTTTGGAGTCAATATTATGGACTTGAGCAAGTTTAAAGTCACACCCACACCGACAAGACAGAGTAAACTAGAGAGATTACAAAAAGCTATTAGTAAATCAGCGAAGATGAAGAACCCTGCTTATTTAAATGCAATCGAGAAGAACAAAAGAAATAGCTTGTATAATCAAATGATACTCAAATTAAGTGCAGAGATAAGCGATACAAAGAGAGAGCAGATAATTGCAGAATACATACGCAATAAGGGTTAGCAGTGATATGGTTACTATTACTGAGATAATAGACCTATTCGAGACATTTTGGTTAGTCGATAGACACTTACCATCTGTAAAACCAAAAGAACTTAAAATGGGCACAATGAAATGGGATTACAGACGTGAGTTCAGTGATATGGTGCACAGTAAGAGGTGGAAAGAGAAACCTAAGTATCGTCATATCCTTTTAAAAGAGGATATAGACGCATACAATATTTGTACTGATTTAGGCCTAGTCTTGCCATTAGAGGATAGAAAACTGCTTTATATGAGGCCACATTGCTCTTATCGTAAACTTGCTAAGATGTATGGTGTAAGCCACGAACATATTAGGAATAAATATCTAAGTATAGTAGTTGATTTAGTTAATGCGATTAACAAACAAGCGCATGGAAATATAAAAAAGTTTCTCGAATTACAAAAAGTCCAAAAATAGTTCATAGCTGAATCGATTCTGAAATTGAACCTCAGTTTTCACCACACTGCAAATCCATCAAAAAGACGATAAGTTATTGAAAAATATATATTTTTTTACTTGTCATTTATAAAAAAATTATTAATTTAGTAGCCAGTTATGACAATGTTGTCTTAATTGAACTAAATAAAAGGAGTCCAAAAATGGATATAAAAGAGAAAGCACTAAGAGAATATTTATTAGACAATGAATTAACGTCTAATGAATTAAATGAAACAGTAATTGAAGAATCTAAATTTCATAATGAAATGTATGAGGTTGATTCTCTTGATACTGAATTTTACGTTTTAACAGATGATGAGGCAGATGAAAAAGCTAAAGAATATATTTTAGATTCTGTCTGGGCATTTAATAAACACTTTTTAGAGTCTCATACTGGGGTTGATTCTGAAATCTTTGAATTATTACAAGATAAATGTGAGTCAGCTAATGAAGCTATAAGAGCAATGATAAAAGATGAAGATGAATTTGTTTCTGATGCTATTCGTTGTGATGGCAGGGGTCATTTCATCAACTTTTATGATGGTGAAGAATATGAGGTCAATATAGATGATGAAACATTCTATATTTATAAAACATAATGTTTTTAATTCTAAGAATCTTATTAATAGTAGTAATAATCTTTTTTTTATTGCTACTTCTTTTTAAAAAATAACAAAGGAGTCAAAAATGGATAACGACAAAGCAAGAGATATTAGTATCGGTATTACTGAAGCCTTACAAAGTAAAGAATTAATACCTGCTTTCGACCCAATAACATCTTTAAACAATAACAATGCTGAAACTTATAATTTCGCTGTTCAAGATGTTATACATAATGAAATATGTAAGCGATTAGAAGTCAAAGAGTACTTATTAGCCAAAACAAGAGAATATTGCATATACCAATTAAGAGAAGTGCAAGTAGATGAACTATATTTTGGTGAAAATAAGGGTTCTATCTATTG